GTACAGGTGGCAGTGGTGCATCTGGAAAGGATCTTGCAAAAGAGGCCAAAGAGGTCCACGAAAAAATCTTGCAATCGTTCTTAGAAATGCAAGGCAATCAAGTTGAATTAATTGAATTGCAATACAAGAAAGAACGAGAAGAACTTGATAAATCTAAAGACGCTAATTCAAATTATCAAGAGGATTTAAAGAACCTTAACGATGTTTATGCTGATAAACGTATCAAGGCTAAGCAAGAGGAATTTACAAAGCTCCGTGCTATTGAAACGAGTATTCGTGATATGCAGCAAGATTTCGCGTTTAAAACTTCAAGTAAAGATAGTACAGGCAATGTATCTCCTGCCGTGCAGTTGGCAACAGATTATGCTAACGCCATTGATGAAGTCGAGGACCGTTATGCAGAAATGGTCGATAAGTTCATGAAAATGGACAAAATGGAGCAACAACATCATATTGATCTGTTAAAACAACGAGGTGTTGAATTCGAAATGAGTGCTGACGGACAAATTTCCTACGAGAAAATGAAAAACGAGGAGTTGTTAGCGGCACAAGACGAGTATGCAAAAAAGGCTTTGCAACAACATACTGATCTAGTTAATGAAAAGTATGCTATTGATGAGGCTATGCGTACTCAAAACTTTGAGGCACTTCAAGCTGCATTGACAGATGAGTACATTGCAGAACAACAGCACTACGACTTAAAAAAACAGCTTCTTGAGGAGTGGAAAGAAGCAGTATTCGATGCTCATTGGAATGGACAACAAGTTATGTTTGACGCTGCACAAGCCGGCTTGGATAGTTTTCAAAATTCTATTTCAGGGCTTATTCAAGGTACAACAACGCTTATGCAAACATTCCAAAATCTAGGCAAAGCGATACTCAAAACTATTGCGGATAGCGTAGCACAATGGATAGCCGGACAAATTAAACAAGCCGTATTCGGCAAAATGTTGGCAGCTCAACAGGCTGCAACTGGTACTGCTGCGGCTAACGCTCAATATCCGGCATGGGCTGCATTGGCTCAACAAGTTAGCATGGCAACAGGTGGTGCTAGTGCTATCGCTGGTATGGCTGCATGGAGTGCTAACACGGCAGCTGGTGCAGCTCAAACAGCTACACAAAGTGCGTTCTCCGGTATGTTTAATTCCGGTTCAAGTGGATTCAGTAGCAATCTATCTTTACCTAAACTGGCAAGCGGTGGTGTGGCTTATGGCTCAACTTATGCTGAGATTGGCGAAGGTAAGTATAAAGAAGCCGTATTACCTTTGAGCGAAAGTACATATGATGAAATTGGTGGCGGTATAGCTCGTGCCAATGGTGGCGGTGCTGGTAGTATTACATTTAACGTATCTGCTATGGACGCTCAATCGTTTGGAACATGGCTCGAAAACTCCGCAGGACGTTCGCTAAGACAGTTTTTAGTTAACCAAGATAGGGAATTTATAGCAACGGAGGGGACGTGGTAGCATGGCAGATTTAATTAAATTTCCGGATATCAAATCCCTTGCGTGGAAGTCTACTAAGGCTCAAAAGTGGGATACTAAAATAAAGCGTACTGGGAGTGGTCGAGTACGAACCATGACAACGTGGCAGTATCCGCAATATACAATCACTACTGAATTTGCAATATTAACTCCAGAGGAGCATAAGCAAATTATGGGGTTCTATGCAAAAGTAAAAGGCGGTACAGTTCCTTTTCTTTGGTTGGATCCAGAAGATTTTGAGGAAAAGGGCATTCGTTTAGGCACTGGAGCTCAATCTGAATGGCAAGCAGTTCGTTTGTATGGTGATTTTAGGGAACCGGTAGCGCATATCGAAAACCTAAAATTATACGCTAATGGGACACCGATAAATGCTGTATCTGATAAGGGCGTAATAAGATTAGCACAAGGGGTAACAGTAGCACCGACTGCGATTATTACTGCTGACTATACATATTATTGGAAAGTTATGTTCAGCGGTGATTATACAGACGAGATTATTTATAAAGACATATTCAAGTCTAAGTCTTTTAAATTGGTAACAGTGAGGTGAGTAAATGAAGGAAGTCGGACAGATTTTAAGCAATCATTTAAGCACATCTCAATCATTCTTGTCATGTGATTTGTACGAGCTAAAACTAAAAAGCGGTATCAGCTATTACTGGGCCGATACCGATGCAGATGTAAATTATGGGGGCCACACTTATAAAGGTGATGGCCCTATTATTACGCGTGAAAAAATAGCTACGAACAGTACTGTTAGCGTTGATAAATTAAGCGTAACTATTACTGCTAGTCAAAACGACCAAATTGGTGGTGTGCCTGTATTGGAAGTCGCTCATAATGGTGGTTTAGACGGCGCAACGCTTGATCTACGCCGTGCCTTTTTTGACGATGCTGGCAAGGTGATTGAGTGTATAGACCTATTTCATGGAACTTGCGAAGTAACACAGGGCGGTGGCTTTATATTGAAGATTAGTGCAAAGTCAGTTGTACAAAAGCTCAATATCGAATATCCAAACCGAAGATATTATCCTCAATGTCCTTATAGTATTTACTCGAAAGAGTGCGGTGTCGATATTAAGGCTTATCGCAAGAAAGCAAAAGTAACGGCTGTTACTGGTACCAATACCGTGCAAATCGATATACCGTTTGAGGACGGCTATTATACAGCCGGTGGTATGGAATGGATAAGCGGACCATTAGCAGGGCAAGCAACGCAAATTATGGATAGTAAAAATAGCACTATTATTTATATGAGTGCGACTAACACATCACCTCGTATTGGTGATGTAGCTTATATCTATCCAGGGTGCGACAAAACACCGACTACTTGTAAGAATAAATTCAATAATTTTAGTCGGAATAGGGCGACACCTTATGTTCCTTTAAAGGAGACGATACGATGAAATTAACAACAGGTGAACGTATAGCAAATGCTGCATGTGAATGGCTAGGCACTCCGTATCAAAATAACGCTATGGTGAAAGGCAAAGGGGTAGACTGCTCATATTTATTGGTGGCTGCAGTGGTTGATAGTGGCCTAATGAATATTGCAGATTTTAACATCGAAAACTATTCCAATGAATGGCATTTACATCGTTCAGAAGAAAAGTACCTAAAGTATGTCAAGCAAGTAGCAGACGAGGTGCCTTTTGATGATCTTCGTATCGGTGATTTCTTACTATACCAATATGGGCGTTGCATTTCTCACGGTGCCATTTATATTGGTAATAATTTAGTAATTCATGCGTTCGTTGACTTGGGCGTTATTCTCTCGTCGATTGACGATGTATTGTTTTATGACGCCAAAGGAGAAAGTCGCTTGCGTGCTGTATATCGTTTCAGGAAAGGCGGTAAATAATGGGCTTTTTATTTAATCGCGGTAAAAATACCACTAATCGAGCCGATATGATTGCTGATTTTCAAATCAACAGTGCTTCATATGGTGAGGTAGTGCCTGAAGTGTTAGGCACTACACGATTGAGTGGCAATATTATTTACTACGACGATTTTACACCTCATGAACATCGCAGTACGACAAGAACTGGTAAAGGTGGCGGTTCAAAACATACAGAAATAACCTACACCTATACTGTTGCATGTGCTATTGGCTTATGTGAGGGCCCTATCGCCGGTATAGGGAAGGTTTGGCGAGACAAGGAAATATATACCTATCCGAGCGAAAAAATTGAACTGACGGCATATAATGGCGATTATGGACAAACTCCGTGGCCTTATGTTTTATCCAAGCACCCTGAAAAGGCATTGCCTTATAGTGGCTTGGCATATATGGCTGGGGTGGTTGATTTAGGGGAACGAGGTAGCCTACCTCAATTTAATTTTGAAATTAGAGGAAAGCTATTAGATACTGGCGACGGTATCGATGTAAACCCTGCCGATTATATTGTGCATGTGTTAAAGTCTATCGGCATTGACGATGTAAGCATAGACGGATTAGACAATTATCGTGCTTATTGTAAAGCAGCTGATATTCTAATTAGTACACCTCCAGACAGTAAAAGCTCAAAGGCTCAAAATGTTATTAATGATATAGCTGAAATTACAAATAGTCTTGTATTTTGGAGCACAGACCGTTTAAAAATTGTACCATTAGCCGATAAGCCTATTGGCGATTGGTCGCCAGCTAATCAAATTCAATATAACTTAACAGCAGATGATCTTATTCCGGCTAGCGATGGACAACTTATTATGTACAAGCGAAAAGATAGCTCGGAAACGTATAATCAGGCAACAGTTGAGTTTATTAATCGTGCCAATAGTTATGAAAAAGAAACGGTATCATTCGAGGTGGTAGCAGATGTGCAAAAGAACGGCCTCAAACCAGCGTCTAAGAAGTCCGCTCATTATCTCTATACTAAGGCAAGGGCTCAATACTACGCTGAACAGCTTGCTATGAAACGGCTATATGCTAAGAATCAATATACATTCCATCTCGACTGGGCATTTTGTAGATTGGAACCAGGCGACCTAGTAACAATCACAGATGAGTTGTGCGGACTACGTGAGCAAATTGTAGTTATAACGTCAGTATCAGAAGCTGCAGATGGACAACTTGAAATTACAGCAGAGGGAAAACCTCCAGGAACATATGCTCCGGCAAAGTATAACGTTCATGAAAACGAACGACCTTTTATTGATTATAATGTGCCTGCTCCAAGTGTTAATGACGTGGCTATTATTCAAACGCCTGGTGATGTAGGGGGCAATGAATTATATATCGGTGTTAATTCAGAGCCTAATTGGGGTGGCTGTTCTATATGGTTGTCGGATAATAACGAAAACTATAAACGAATTGGCAATATCTCGCAACAGGCTCGAATGGGTAGGCTTAAAACGAACCTAACACAAGGAAGTAACGCCGCTAATGTGATAATCAATCAAGGAGCATTAAAAGGTGGCAGTCATGTTGACGCTGAACGAGCCAACACTCTATGCTGGGTTGACGGCGAGTGCCTATCTTATGAGACGGCTCAATTGCAGCTTAATGGCGATTATGCTTTGGGTGGAATTGTACGCGGTCAATATGGAACTAACGATGTAACGCACAATGCTGGTGCTAGGTTTGTAAGAGTTGACGAGGCGTTATATCATGCTCCGTATCGTAAAGAGGATATCGGAAAGCAGGTATATTTTAAATTTACGTCATTCAATATGTATGGATCTAACGAACAAGGATTAGATGAGGTGCAAGCATACCCATATACAATCACACCGTACTATATTCCGGAAGTAAGCGATTTAGCATTATTCACTAAATATTACGAAATTGGCGATGGTGTTTTGTCATTCGATGTAGTGGCTGCATTTACTCAACCAACTATTAATACATTTGATACTGTCGAAGCGTGGTATCGTGAAGGTACCAACGAATGGAAGTATGGCGGTAATGGTGATAACCAAATCGTTATTAGCGGTTGTGAATTAGGCCATACGTATGAAGTGCGATTAAAGGTAAAGGACCGCCATGGAAACTACTCACAAGGCGTTATCAAATCTGTATTAGTTGAGCTCAAATCGGAAGTGCCTAATACTCCGCAAGGGCTGGGCGTTTCATTTGGTGATGTCGCTACCTTTAATTGGTTAGAGGTGCGTAACGCTGACATTGATTTTTACGAGTTACGATATGATCTGCACCCAGGCCAAGGGTATGGGCTAATTGGTAAAAGCAATAATACTACTTTAAGCACTCTATTAACAGAACGGAGTGCGAAAGTATATTTATATGCTCACAACCCTACAAAAGGATATAGCGCTCCGGCAGAATTGACATATAACGTACCTATCCCACCTAAACCATCTAACATCAAAATTGTTAGTTTGATAAATGGCATCGGCATTACTACCGATACTATCAAATTAGGTTGTAAGGGCGTTAATATTTACGTTGACGGTACACGATATTTCTTCACAACGAACGTAGCAACAATACCATTGGAAAGTGGTGTGCATACCGTACAGGTTGCGTTTGTTGATCTATTCGGTGAAGGCCCTAGAAGTGATGAGCAACTAGCCACTATCAAAGCTAAAATCGATAAAACTTTATTGGACATGGAAAGCCTAGGCCTAGAGGGTATCGATAAAGCAGTAAATGACTTGAAAAGCGAAGTCGGTACAGTCAAGACTGCCGTCAATGGAATGGACAGCAAGATAATCGACCTTGGCAATGCGTACCAGCGCACTTTGAGCGATTATCAGAATAACGTAAACTCACAAATCACGCAGATTTCAAGCGGTATTGATTTAAAAGTAACGCAAGCCATTAACAATATGGACAGCGCGGAACTGGTGAGCCGTATCAATTTATCACCAGCAGGCACACGCATAGACGGCAAGCTATTGCATGTTACTGGTGAGGCTTTGTTCGATAACAATATTATCGCTAAAGGAATGATACAGGCTGGGGCTGTTACCGCCGATAAAATGCAGGTGGATAGTCTTTCATCTATCACGGCAACAATCGGCACATTACGCACTAAGACGAGTGGCGCAAGGGTTGAAATTAGCGATAATCTAATCGAAGTATATGACGATAACAATCAATTGCGAGTGAGGTTAGGCGTATGGGAATAATTACATTTTTCAAGAAGTTATTTAAGCGATTATTTAAGCATGGGGGTGAAAATAACATGCCAGCTGGATTACAAGTATTTAATAAAAACGGCATTCAAATTGTTAGCTTAACGGATAGACTAACAAAAGTATCTGGCGTAAAACGTTTCGATGTGATTGAGGAAAGCGGTAGTGCAACAGTCGAATTGAGCAAAGACCAGCATATATGGTATTACTTAAATTCGTATGCAGGCGATAATGACGACTATTTGTATGGCTTTGGGCCTAATTACAATATTGTTGTTGAGGGTGGTAAAATCTCATGGAATTTAAAAGCACCTAATAACGTCAATAAACCTTGTAAAGTAGCATTAATCTATGGGGTGATGTAAGATGAAACATTTTGAAAGTCATAATAACAATAGCATAGTAACAATCAATGACACCGACAGTTGTCTATATTTAAAACATAAAATCAGCTTAAAAAATATACCAATTAAAAACTCACAAGAAATAGAGCATGGTGCAGGTTATCTGTATAATGGCGATGGAATTACCTATGGTGTCGAAGGCTTGCAAAATGGACACAGATACCATGCAAACTTATATATTCCTATATTGCAACGTCAAGTAGATGAAAGTTATGTATATGCAATGAGTTCTGACTTGCCGATTAAAGATATTTCTATAGCAGAAACAAGAAACAAACAACATCCTACTCGTGCTGGGAAATGGACTAATTACTTGCGAGTACAATTCACAACGGATAGCCTTGAAAACATTCGCAAGATTGCTGATACTATGGAAATACTTGTATTCTCCAACAAAATTCCTAAAACAGATAAATACGGTATGGAAATATACGATAAGAACGGCAACGTTATATTTAACAGCAATTTGCTAACAATGCGATTAGCATTAGTTATTCATAAGGACTACCCTGCTACATTCTTATCTAAGGAAGAGTACGAAATCGGCAAGGTTAAATTTCAAGGTATTAAAAAAGCTGGGTTGAGTTTTACATATCCATTGGCGGCTATTGGCTCAGATAGTGGCTTTATGGCTCATAAAGTTAGCTGGGACGGCGACGGCGTTGATATTGTAACAACGTACGGCGGAAATGCTGGCGGAGTTACCCGACAAAACTCAATCACAACAACGCAAGTATTAATTTGCGAACTCGACGGAACTCAAAATATTCCAGCTATTGAAATAATGATGATTTAATAGCGAGGTATATATGAACTTTATCAGAAATGAGCCAGAAACATTACACATCGGCGCTGATTATCGTAGAGGGTACGAGGTCAGTGCCGATTTTGATTTAAGCAACTGCACGGCGGTCATGAAAGTGCGTAGCCTACAAGGCAAATTATTGGCCGAGGCTGAATGTGTAATTCATGATAATATCGTGTATTGTACTATCACCGCCGAGGCAACTAAGAACATAGGCCGCAATTATAGGAGCGGTCAATATGATGTGTTCCTTATTCATGGGAACGATACCACTAAAATCGTAATGGGTGATATGAAATTCATTCATGATATTTCAGCACATTAGGGGGTGCAATTATGGAAGATACAAAAAACTTTGAATATGTGAACGT